GAATTTGTCATCGACGATGAGACTTTGATTGCAGCCACTACTCTAATAGATCTTGAAGGGCGTGAGCCTGTCATGCGTCAAGGACAAATTCGTTGGTATAAGCAACCTGAACGTGGGCGTACTTATGTGGTAGCACTTGATCCTAGTTTGGGTACCGGTGGGGATCCGGCTGCTATACAGGTTCTGGAATTACCCAACTGTGTACAAATAGCCGAATGGCAACACAATCGTACTCCTGTGCCAGGGCAAATCAATATCTTAAAAGAAATTTGCAGTTATATCAATGAAACAATAAAAACAGAAAACGATATTTACTACAGTGTAGAAAACAATACCATTGGCGAAGCAGCATTGATCTGTATAAATGAAATCGGCGAAGAAAACATACGTGGTATGTTTTTAAGTGAACCTGCAAGAATGGGCAGCGGAAGAAGATATCGTAAAGGATTTACCACCACAAACAAAACCAAATTGGCCGCTTGTGCAAAATTAAAAACCATGATTGAAACCAAAAAGTTAACGTTGAGTAGTCGTAACATAATCAGCGAATTAAAAAACTTTGTGGCGCATGCTGGTAGTTTTGCTGCCAAACCAGGTGAAACAGATGACTTGGTCTTGAGTATGTTGTTGGCTTTGCGTATGACACAGGTACTACAAAGTTTTGATCCCGAAATCGATAATCGACTAAAAGATAGTTTTGATGAACTTATTGCACCTATGCCGTTTATAATGATCAGCTAAATACAGTATTATGAACAACATTGAAAACATTGCCGAAGAACTGTTTAATAAAATCCGTAGTAGATTTGAAAAGATCACCATTGGAGACGAAAGTGGTAAATCTACGGATGATCCCACACAGGCCAGATTTTTTAACTTTGACTATGTGACGTCTGATGGTGTAAACCACGGCGAAGTCACAATCAGTTTAGTGGACAATCAAAGTTTGAAAATTGTTTTCAACAAAGACATGAAACTTGATCCGGAACACGAAACTGAATGGGAACAATTCCTACGTGGTATTCGCATGTTTGCCAAACGTAATTTAATCAGTTTTGATGTACGTGATGTGGGTCGCAGCAACTTAACCAAACGAGACATCAAACAAGTGGCCAAAGCCACTGGTGTATCAAAGGCACACAATGTGGCAGTCAAAGAAAGTATACAGTGGTCAGGAACCACTAGAACCAGCGTACAAGATTTTGGAGCCACTAGATTGATTGTGCGTCACAGTGAAGCAGTTAACGAAGAAACTCCGGGATCGCGCAGTAGAAAAATCGAAAGTATGTTTGTGGAAACAGACCAGGGTGAGCGTTTCCGTATGCCTTATAATCGTCTTAGTTTAGGTCGTGCCATGGCTCAGCATCTAGCCCATGGCGGTCGTGTCTATGATGAAGCCGGGCAACACATCACAGGATTAGCCGAAGAAATGGCCAATTTAAGTTTCTTTGTGCGTAATACACGTCATAGGCAATTCGAAGACGCAGAAACCACCGGCATGGTTGAAAGCGCCATTGAAAGATATAAAATATTACGCAGTAGTTTGAGTAAATTAAGTCGTGCCCGTGGATACCAACAATTTGCAGAAACTTTTGTACCAGAATCGGACATTGAAGATGAATATGACATTGACGCCCTTAAAGAGCGTTTTGTTAAAAAGGTTTTCGATGATCGTTTAACAGCAGCACTGCCTTATGTGTACAGAGCGTATCAGCAACGCCAAGTTGGTGAAGAACGTTATGTGCAGGAATTTGATCGTTGGACTGACCAAGTGGTCGAAGACGAACTCACAGAGCCTGACTTTGACGCATTACGCACTTTGATGAGTAAGCCCATTCGTGCAGGTCGCAATGGCATAGATGCTATTGGAGCCGTTAAGTCTGTTGTTGATGATGAAGAACTAGATGATTTGCTATCACAAGCAGCCGAAATGCAAGGCGAAGATGCTGATGTACGCAAGATCATTGACGATTGGTTCATTGAGAATTATCCAGAATATAGCAGTATGATTCCCATTGAACCTGCTATGACCAAACCTGCTGAACCTATCACTCCCAAAGAAGACACAGCCCAAGCGTTCGAAAATTTAAGACGATTGGCTGGGCTCAAATAATCTAATTAGATTATAAAAGGTAGAAAAATCTACCTTTTGTGTTGACAAACTAAATACAAATGTTATACTATGCGTTAGTGCACAGTATATCCAAGCACTTTTGTAAGACCATCTTAAAATAAAGGAAAAATTCATCATGGCAACCACATTAGCAGAAATTCGCGCAAAATTAGCAGCAGCCGAGAACCGTGGCTCAACTGGTTCAACAAATGGCGACGGTGGAATTTATCCACACTGGAACATTGAAGAAGGTTCCAACGCCAAAGTAAGATTCCTCCCAGACGCTGATCCAAAAAATACATTCTTTTGGGTTGAACGTGCTTTGATCAAGTTACCCTTTGCGGGCATCAAAGGTCAAGCAGACAGCCGTCCTGTGATTGTTCAAGTACCCTGTATGGAAATGTATGGCAAAGATACACCGTGCCCGATCCTAGCAGAAGTTCGTACTTGGTTTAAAGATCCTGCCCTTGAAGAAATGGGTCGTAAATATTGGAAGAAAAAATCTTACTTGTTCCAAGGTTTCGTGCGCGACAATCCGCTTAAAGAAGACAGGACACCAGAAAATCCAATTCGCAGGTTTATCATTAGCCCACAGATCTTTAACCTTATTAAAGGTAGTTTAATGGATCCTGAGCTTGAGAATCTTCCTACAGATTATGAGAATGGTTTGGATTTTACTATCAGTAAAACCAGCAAAGGTGGTTATGCTGATTACAGCACCAGTAAATGGGCACGTCGGGAGACGGCGCTTTCAGCCGAGGACATGGCAGCAATCGAGAAACATGGCCTGTTTAATCTAACCGAGTTTCTACCTAAGAAACCTGGAGAAGTTGAACTGCGAATTATCAAAGAGATGTTCGAGGCTTCAGTGGATGGTCAGGAGTATGATGTACAGCGTTGGGGTCAATACTACAAGCCTCCGGGGCTTGATGTTGGTCCTAGTACACAAGCTGATTCGCCCGCACCAGCACCAGCCGCCCAGGCCCGCGCCTCAGTTGAGGTTGAAGATGTTGGTGATGACGATGCGGCACCTACTGCCCCAGTAAAAACTCCAGTGGCCGAATCTAAAACTTCTAGTCAAAAAGCAGAAGACATTTTGGCGATGATTCGTAATCGTCAAAAACAGTAAGCAGTAACAGGACAAGGGTCTAACCCTTGTCCACCTTTTCTACTAGGAGTGCGTAATGGCAAAATCACATAAGATTAACGAGAACTATTCTCTAAATTTCTCCAGCCGCGAAGATGGCACTGGAGACACGGTCATGGACTGTAATATTAACTTTGATAACCCACGTGATGATAGTACCGTCATTCACAGGCTGAATACTTGGCTACAGGCAATCGGTCGGACCGACATTGTAGTACAACCTAAAGAATATCCAAAAGGACTAAAATAATGGCAAAACCTTTTGACTTGAGTAAATTTCGCAAAAGCATAACTAAGAGCATCGAAGGCGTTAGCATTGGATTTAACGACCCTACAGACTGGATTTCTACTGGAAATTACGCCTTAAACTACCTAATTTCAGGTGCTTTTGACAGGGGAGTGCCTCTTGGTAAAGTAACGGTATTTGCCGGCGAATCTGGCGCAGGTAAGAGTTTTATTTGTTCAGGTAATCTAATCAGACACGCACAGCAACAGGATATCTATCCTATTCTAATCGACACAGAAAACGCCTTAGATGAAGATTGGCTCAAAGCACTAGGTGTGGATACCAGTGAAGGCAAATTACTGAAATTGAATATGGCCATGATTGATGATGTGGCTAAGATGATTTCAGAGTTTGTTAAAGAATACAAGACCATTCCCGAAGAGCAAAGACCCAAAGTCATATTTGTGTTAGACAGTTTGGGCATGTTATTGACGCCCACTGATGTGAATCAATTTGATGCTGGTGATCTTAAAGGGGACCTAGGTCGTAAACCCAAAGCACTTACAGCACTAGTGCGTAACTGTGTGAACATGTTTGGATCATTGAACATTGGCTTAGTAGCAACTAACCATACCTATGCCAGCCAAGACATGTTTGACCCAGATGATAAGATCTCGGGAGGACAAGGCTTTATCTATGCTAGTTCAATTGTAGTAGCCATGCGTAAACTCAAACTCAAAGAGGATGAGGACGGCAACAAGATCTCGGAAGTCAAAGGTATTAGGTCGGCCTGTAAGATCATGAAAACACGCTATGCCAAGCCTTTTGAGTCTGTCCAGGTCAAAATTCCTTATGAAACAGGCATGAACCCCTATTCTGGGCTAGTTGACCTGTTTGAAGGCAAGGGATTACTGCAAAAAGATGGCAACAGTCTTAAATATACATTGGCAGACGGAACATCGATCAAGCAATTCCGTAAGGCCTGGGAGCGCAATGAGGATTCGAGTCTGGACAGGGTTATGGCCGATTTTGTGGCTAACCCACACCAGGTTACTAAACAGGAGTCTTCGGAGGATACTGCCGATGTTGAGTGATGCCAGAGAGATTAAAAACCTTAGAAGAAAGAATAGATAAATTATTGAGATATATCGAATTACTGGATCGTAATTTACAGGATTTACGAGATCAAGTTGAAACTAGAACCA